AATGTCGATGACGCCGTTATAGTCGCCATAGAGTGCGTGGATGTGGGGCGGATTGTGTTCTTTCCCCAGCAAATACATTTTGATGGTCATTCCGTAAAACCGTGAGATAACAGGCATTGGGTTTTCCCCCTTTCTGTGATTAGTATATCACGATACCGTGAAAATGTCAAGGTGGAATTTTGTGAAATGGAGGGGAAACGATGATCCAGGCGGGCGACCTGCGGTGCAGGATCCAGCTGTATGAGCTGGAGGAGGTCCGCAACGTACTGGGGGAGCGGACCATGGAGTACCGGCCGGGGCGGAAGGTCTGGGCCCAGATCGTGCCCACCTCCGGGCGCAGCGCGCCCCAGGCCGGGGAGGTGGAGCCCATGGAGGTGACCCACCGGGTGGTGGTGCGCAGCACCGCCCTGCCGGAGCTCCGGAACGGGCTGCGGTTCACCTTCCGGGGGCAGTGGTATGAGGTGCTGTACGGCTATCCCATCTACAACCGGAGCGGGTGGCTGGAGCTGTTTGCCAGATTGGTGGTGGATGACCGTGTCCCAGGGGTTTGACAGTAATTTTAAGCAGTTCGCCCGGGATCTGGAGGCGGTGGGACGGGCCTATGGGAAATCCCAGAAAAAGTTCCTGCGGCAGGAGGGCAGCAAGCTGCTGCGCAAGACCAAGGCCCGGGCGAAGGCGCTGGGGACGAAAACCGGGACCTACAAAAAGTCCATCAAACGGGGCAAGGTCTATCGGTACAACGGCGCGGACGCCATCCGGGTGTACTCCAGCGCCCCCCATGCCCACCTCATCGAGGAGGGGCACCGGATGGTGACCCACGACGGCACAGAGGTGGGGTTTGTCCGGGGCCATCATGTATTTGAGTTGGCGGCCAAGGAGTTTGAGGGCCAGTTCTACATCGATCTGGACGAGTATTTGGAGGAGGCGGTGGACATCAAATGACACTGCTGGAGGTAAACCGGGCGGTGTGCGCCCTGGCGGAGCAGGCGGCGGCCCGGTCCGGTACAGGGGCGGAGCTGTCCGCGGAGGATCTGAGTAGGCCCATCCTGCGGCCGGCGCTGAAGATCGACCTGGAGGAGGGCCGGGAGACCGCGGCGGCGGAGGACCTGGTGGAGGTGGAGATCACCTTCCGCATCTACTTCTACGCCCGGGACCACCGCCGCCCCAAGCTGGACAACCTGGCCATGCGGCAGGCCCTGGGCCTGGCCTTCCGGGACGGGATCCCGGTGGGGGAGGACGTGATCCCCATTGACGAGGGGCTGTCCTTCACGGTGACCGACGGGGTGTTGACGGCCGCGCTGGAGCTGCGGCTGGATCTGGAGCCGGAGACGCCGGAGGGAGACCTCATGGAGACCCTGTCCCAGCGGTACACGACAGAATGAGCCCCGCGCCGGAGGGCGGGGGACGCAAAGAAAAGGAGTGATTTGCATGGCAGTACACCTGCCCAGCATCAGCATTATCTTCCGCCAGCTGGCGGGGACCTTCATCCAGCGCTCCGCCCGTGGCGTGGCGGTGCTGATCGTGAAGGACGACACAGAGGGCGCGGGCGGGCCCTATTACCGCTTCGGGGACGCCACCCAGATCCCGGAGGGGGAGTTCACCGCCCAGAATGAGCAGTACATCCGGGACGCACTCAGCTTCGGCCCCCTGCGGGCGGCGGTGGTCAAGATCGGGACCTCCGGCCAGCTGGCCCAGGCCCTGGCCGTACTGGTCCAAAAGGAACAGACCGGCTGGATCACGGTATGCGGCGGGGCGTCCAAGGACTGGACGGACCTGACCAGCTGGATCAAGGCCCGGGAGAAGGAGGAGAAGAGCTGGAAGGCGGTGGTCTACAACGCCTCAGCCCCGGACTGTATGCACATCGTCAACCTGACCAACGCCAATGTGGTCTTTGCCGATGACCGGGGCAAGCAGACGGGGGAGAAGTACACCCCCAGCCTGGCCGGCCTGCTGGCCGCCTGCAACGTGGAGCGCGGGGCCACCAACGCCCTGTGCGCCAACCTGACCAGCGTGGAGACGCCGGAGGACCCGGAGGCCGCGGTGGGCAGCGGCAAGTTCATCCTCATCAACGTGGACGACCAGGTCCGGGTGGGGGTGGACGTGAACTCCCTGACCACGGTGGACGGCTCCACCAGGACGGAGGACATGAAGTATATCGAGACGGTGGAGGCCATGGACATGATGCGGGACGACATCGCCCAGGCCTTCCGGCAGGACTACATGGGCAAGTACCGCAACTCCACCGCCAACCAGATGCTGTTCCTGGCAGCGGTGAACGAGTATTTCCGGCAGCTGGGGGAGGAGAACGTGCTGGATCCGGAGCACGACAACACCGCTCAGGTGGACGTGGAGAGCCAGCGCAACGCCTGGATCGGCGCGGGAAAGACCGAGGCCGCCGACTGGGACGACGGCAAGGTGCTGGCCACCCCCTTCAAGCGCCAGCTGTTCCTGGCGGGGGACGTGAAGATCCTGGGGACCATGGCCGACCTGCGGTTCGTGGTCACCCTGATGTGAGGAGGAGAACGCATGGATCAGTACAAGAAAATCATGCACGGCAGCACCTCCGCCGTGTACATCAACGGCGAGCGGGACGCCCTGCCCACCAAGATCGAGGTCAAGATGACCGGCGACTTTGAGGACATGGCCTTCTGCGGCGAGGACGCCAGCTTCCCGGAGTACAACGGCTATGCCATCGAGGGGACCATCACCGACCGGAAGACGGACAGCAGGCTGGAGCTGGCCATTGTGGAGGGCTACCGCACGGGCATCATGCCGGACATCGTCATTATGACCTCCCTGGGCCGGAGAGGGAGCGCCGCCCGGGAGCGGTGGTCCCTGTCCGGGGTGGTGTTCACCGAGGTGGCCCTGGCCAACATCGAGGCCAAGAAGGGCGTGGAGCGTGAGCTGCCGTTTAAGGCGGTTTATGCGAAGAATCTGGAGGCGATCCAATGAGTAAGATCACATTTGAGCAGCTGCTGGCCCGGCGGGAGCAGCGGGAGCAGGACAAGTACCGGGTGGGGCTGCTGACCATCCCCGGCTCCGGGGAGGGGCTGGAGGCCAGGACCCCGGACAAGGGGGCCATCCTCCAGCTGTATGGGGAGCTGACGGCGGCCCAGAACCCCCTGGAGGGGCTGGAGTGCGGCCGCCACGCCCTGTATGACGTGTGCCCCCAGCTGCGGGACAAGGAGCTGCACGCCGCCCTGGGGTGCCAGGACGACCCCATGGGGGTGCTGGACGCCCTGTTCTCCGTGGCCGAGCAGGACCAGCTGGGCGGCCAGGCACTGCGGTTCCTGGGGCTGCTCCCAGGAGAGCGGCCCAGAACCGATGAGGACGGAGAGACCCCGGAGGACCCGGGCCTGGACACGGTAAAAAACTGATCGCCCGCGACCCTCTGCTGAGGCTGTTCGCCTTCTACGCGGTGCGGGGCTGGACCCTGGAGGAACTGTCCGGGACCAGCCCGGCCCAGCGGGGGTTTTTGGAGGGTGCGCGGGCACTGTACTATGAGGAGCAGATGGAGCTGGGAGAGGCCGGGACGGCCCTGGGCCTGGCCAGAGTGCTGCCGGGAGGTGAGCGGTAATGGGACGGAAGGTGATCCACACCATCCTGAACCTGCGGGACAACATGAGCGGCGGGATGGTGAAGGCGGCCAAAAAGGTCAAGGGGGTCAACAAGGAGATGCTGGCCGCCACCCGGACGGTCCAGCGGAAAACGGCGGACGCCTGCTCCCGGGCGGTGGGCTCCCTGGGCAAGCTGGGGCTGGCCGCCGGGGGCGCGGCGGCGGCCCTGGGGATCAAGACCGGCCTGTCTGAGGCCATGGACTTGGAGGGCTACCGGCTCCAGCTGGAGACGGCCACCAAGGACACCGTGAAGGCCGCGGGCATCATGAAATACGCAGTGGACCTGGCCAACCGGACCCCCTTTGAGGGGGGCGAGCTGGTGGAGGGGGCGGCCAAGTTCGAGGCCATGGGGATGAGCGCGGAGCAGTGGCTCACCCGGGCGGGGGACATGGCGGCGGCCACCAACAAGAGCTTCGACCAGGCCACGGAGGCCCTGATCGACGCGCAGACGGGAGAACTGGAGCGGCTGAAGGAGTTCGGCATCACCAAGGCCATGATCGTGGCCCAGGGGGAGAAGCTGTTCCGCAAGGTCCAGCTTGTCAACAACAAGGGCCAGATCGTCAACCAGGAGAAATTTAACCAGGCGCTGATCTCCCTGATGGAGGACAAGTTCGCCGGAGGCATGGAGAAGCAGGCCGGGACCATGAAGGGCCTGTGGTCCACCGTCACCGGCGTGACCAAATCCGCCCTGGCCGAGATGGTGGGCATGACCAGCGACGGCAGCATCCGGGCCGGATCGGCCATGGAGCGGCTGAAAGGCGGCGTGGCCCAGCTGGCCGGGAAGCTGGAGCAGTGGCAGCAGGACGGGACCCTGGCCCGGCTGGGGCAGCAGCTGGACCAGGGGCTGGCCCGGGGGCTGGATTTGGCCAGCCGGGGGTTTCAGTGGCTGGCGGAGAACGGGGACACGGTGAAGAGCACACTGCTGGGCCTGGCGGGGGCCGTGGCCACTGTAAAGGTGCTGAAATTGGCCACTGACCTGATTTTTTTGGGAAAAAACCTGTTTCTGTTTGGGAAAACCGCGGCGGCGGTGATGTCGGCCAACCCGGTGGCTCTGGGCATCATGGCGGCAGTGGCCGCCGGGGCGCTGCTGATTGGCAACTGGGACGAGGTGAAGGCCTGCGCCGCCGACCTGTGGCAGCGGACCACGGAGCTGTTCGGCGGGATCCGGGACAGCATCACCTGGGCGTTTGACTCCGCCAAAGAGGGAGTATCCGGGTTTTTCGACTGGATCGGGGAGAAACTAAACGGCCTGGACGAGGCCATCGAGTCGGTCCCGGTGATCGGGAGCATCTACAAGGGGGCCAAGTCCATCGGCGGGGCGGTTCTGGGCGCCCTGAGCGGCCACGCCATGGGCACCCCCTATTTCTCCGGCGGCCTGACCCGGATCAACGAGAGAGGCGGCGAGATCGTGGACCTGCCCAGCGGGACCAGGATCATCCCCCACGACGTCTCCAGGCGGATGGCCGGAGGCCCCAGCATCACGGTCAACGTGACGGTGCAGGGCAATGTGGTGGGCAACGCGGCCTTTGCCGACCAGATGGGGCGGATCATCGCCCAGCGGGTGCTGCGCGCGGCGGCGAACTGCTGAAAAAAGCCGCCCCCGGCTGGGGGCGGCAAGGGGGCGGGGGGAATGGTCACTGGACGCCGAGGCGTTGACGCAGAGCCTCCTGGAAGACCTGGGAGAAGTTCAGGCCCGCTTTTTCACCCAGATAATTCAGATAGCTGGGAAGAGTGACATTTTTCCGGACAGTGCGCTGGTCGTGGGCTTTGCGGTAGTCGTCAAAATCGACCAGGGCGAAGGCGGCGCTCTCACCCGGCTGACAGGGGGGGAGCACGGCAGAGGGGGGCGGGATCTCCCGGCCCAGGTCCTGGAGGGTGACGCCGCACAGGCCGATGGCGTCGGAGGCCATTTCAATGGCCTCTGACAGTGTATCTCCCTCGGTGTTGACATCCAGGTCCGGGACATACACCACATAGCCGGAGCCGGTGGGTGTGAGGATGATCGGATACGCAGATTTCATAGTACAGCCTCCTTGCGGAGGCGGGGGCCGGGCTTACAGCCCCCGCCTTACAATACCTATTATACACACTGAATACACATTCATCAAGGGAAAATCGCAAAAAGGAGGCGGGTATGTACAAGCTGATTTTGAGTGTGAACAACCTGGAGGAGGTCATGGTATGGCCCTCGGTACCGCCGGATTTTGGGCCGGAGCAGGCACAGCGCAACGGGACCTATGAGGGGATCAGCGGGGACTTCAACACGCTGGGCCCCATGGGCCTGTGGTCCATCCCGCTGTCTGGAGTGTTCCCAGTGGGGCGCAGGCCCCTGTATATGCCGCCGGAGGCGGTGGAGGACGGATGGCGCTATGTGGATTTCATCCAGCGCAACCAGGAGAGGCGGGTCCCATTCCGGCTCACCCTGCTGGACGGGAGCGGCGTCTGCAGGTTTAATGCGGCGTGCAGCGTGGACGAGTTTGAATGGAAGGTCAGGCGAAACGGGGACATCGCCTATTCCCTGACGTTCCGGGAATACCGGTTTTTGTAGGAGGCAGAGATGGGCCGGGACTATGTGGACGACCACAGATTTTACCTCTATCGGGCCGGAGGAGGGGCGGAGGACATCACCCGATGGGTGCGCCAGCCCCAGGCCCGGGATGTGCTGGAGGCGCTGAGCGTGGAGCTGACGTTCCAGGCCCTGCGCCACGACAGCTATGACAAATACATGACCTGGCCGGGGATCCAGCCGGGGGACCAGCTGAGGGTGGTCAACCACGGGACGGAGCTGTTTGCCGGGGTGGTGCTGTCGGTGGGGCTGGACGGCAGCGTCACCGCCAACGACCAGGGCTGGTACCTCACGAAAAGCGAAATTGTATTCCAGGCGGCCAACGCCGCAGCGGACGACGCCATCCGGCGGATGTGCGCCAAGGCGGGCATTCAGGCGGGGAACATCCCCAGCCTGCCCACCCGGATCACGGAGGTTTGGACGGGGGATACCCCGGAGACCATCCTTCAGGACATTCTGGCGGTGTGCTCCGCGGAGACCGGGAAGCAGTACAAGCGCCGGGTGCGGTGCGGGGCGCTGAACATCACAGAATTGCCCACCCAGGCCATCACGGCCTGGCACAAACCGGCGGCCAACCTGGCCCCGTTCGACATCACCACCGCCAAGGGGCCGGTCTCCGGCCGGGACAGTATGGAGGCGCTGGTCAACTCGGTGGTGCTCACGGGAGGCCGGGGAGACAAGGCGATGGAGCTGGGCCGGGGCTACAACCCCCAGAGCGTGGCCCGGTATGGCCTGTTGCAGGCGGTGGAGCGGCTGAGCGGGGACGAGGACCCGGCCCAGGCCCGGCAGCGCATCCGGACCCTGCTGGATCAGGGGGACCGGCTGACCCAGGAGCGGACGGTGGAGGAGCTGTGGGGGACCGACGAGGTGGAGAGCGGCATCCTGCTGCGTTTCGCTCCCAACACGTTCGGAGTGGCCGGAGACCTGCGTGTGACGGAGGTGGTCCACCACTATGGGCCGTCGCACACCATGAGCGTGACCGTCCGGGACCCGGCAGCGGGCCGGGCCGCCGGAAGCGCAGACGTGATCGAGGCTGGATAGGAGGCGGAGCGAGGTGTCATGGGACTATGAACTGGCGCGGGCTATGCGACCCCAAAAACAGGGCCCGCCCGGGCTGGAGGGGCGGGTGGTATCCACCGCGCCCCTGACCATCTCCCTGCTGGACGGGGAGGTGATGGCGCCCCCTGCCGCCCTGGCGGTGGTGGAGGGTGCGCCGGGCTACATGGTGACGGAGCACACCATCCAGCGCCTGCCCTGGCAGGTGGGCGACCGGGTGGCCTGCATTTGGATGGGGAAAACCCTGGTGATATTGGGGAGATTGGAGGAGCCATGAGGAGTATTTTCCCGGAACTGCCCCAGGACATCCCCGCCCAGGCGGCGGAGACGGTGGGCAGAGTTCCGGCATTTGACGCAGACAGGGGGCGGTTCCTGCTGCGGGACGGCGCGCTGGTAGAGCGCAGCGGCGTGGAGGCGGTCAGGCAGTGGTTCGAGCTGGCCCTGCGGCAGCAGATCGACCGCATCCCCATCTACCGCACCCAGGGGGCGAAAAAATACGGCGTGCCACGGGACCTGATCGGCGGGAAGCTGCCCCAGGGCCTGGCGGCGGCGGAATTGGAACGAGGTGTGCGGGAGACCGCCAGCTATAACCCGGCGGTGCGGGAGATCCGGGAGCTGCGCCTGTCCCGGGAGGGACGGACCTGCGTGGTGGAGTTCACGGCGGTGCTGCACACCGGAGAGAGCGTGGAGGTGAATGTTGATGTCCAAAGGGGATGAGATCCTGGCCCAGATGCTGGCGGCGGTGCCGGACAGCTATCAGAAAACCATCGGATACCCCACATACGACTGGCTGGCGGGGGCCGCCATCCCCACAGCCCAGGTGAGCCTGGATCTGGAGGAGGCAAAACGGCGGCTGGATCCGGAAAACCTGAGCGGGGAGGACCTGGACCGGTACATCGTGCCCAGGACGGGGCTGGAGCGGATCGCAGCCACATTCGCCCGGGGCGAGGTGACGGTGACCGGGACGGGGACGGTGCCCGCCGGGACCTTATTTGAGAGCCAGGGGGGCATCCAGTACGCCGCCACGGCCCAGGTGGAGGCGGCAGGGACGGCAAAGGTCCCGGTGCAGTGCGTGACGCCGGGGGCGGCGGGGAATTTGCCCGCCCGGGCGGTGACTCTGATGCCCGTCCAGGTGGCGGGGATCGTGTCCGCCATCAACGAGGCCCCCATGGCAGAGGGCTATGAGGCAGAGACGGACGAGGCCTATTACCAGCGGTTCCTGGTGCGGCTCCAGACCCCGCCCACCAGCGGCAACCAGTACCACTATCTCAGCTGGGCCATGGAGGCGCCCGGGGTGGGCGGCGTACAGGTCTATCCCCTGGACAGGGGGGCCAACACGGTGGGGGTGGTGCTCATCGACCAGTTCGGGAAGCCCGCCAGCCGGGAGCTGGTGGAACAGGTCCAGACCTACATCGACCCGGGGAGCCGGGGCCTGGGGGAGGGAGCGGCCCCCATCGGGGCCTACTGCACGGTATCGGCGGCGGAGGCGGTGGCCGTGGATCTGTCGGTGACCGTGACCGCCGCGCCGGATGCCGACCGGGAGGCGGTGACCCAGGGCGTCCGGGACCGCGTGGGCGCCTATCTGACGGAGATCGCCCTGGAGGCCTACCGGCCGGTGCTGGCCAAGGACCACGCCTATGAGGCCAGCTTTGCCCGCATCGGCGCGGCCATCCTGGACGTGCCCGGGGTGGAGGACTACACCGGGCTGACGGTCAACGGCGGGACGGTGAACGTCAAGGCGGCGTCCAAGCAGGCCGCCGTGCTGGGAGAGGTGGTGGTGCGGTATGCTCCGTAACCTGCCCACGGCCTACCGCACAGATCCGTGGATCCTGGCTCTGTGCGGGGCTGTGCAGATCCTCCTGGAGGAGCTGGGCCGGGAGACGGCGGAGCTGCCGGTGCAGATCCGCCTGTCAGAGCTTACCTGGCAGCTCGCGGTGGAGGAGCGGCTGGCGGGGCTGAGCCCCAGGCCGGGGGCCTCGCTGGAGGACCGGCGCTCCGCCGTCATCGCCAAGTGGCGCAGCGGCGGGCCGGTGACCCTGGATCAGATCCAGGCGGTGGCGGACGCCTGGCGCAACGGCGTGGTGGAGGTGGGCTTTGACGGCAGCACCATCACGGTGACCTTTGTGGGGGAGCTGGGCATCCCGGAGGACTTAGACGGCCTCAAGGCCGCGCTGGAGATGACCATACCGGCCCACCTGGCCCTGCGGTATGAGTTCCGGTACCGGACCTGGGGCGAGCTGGCGGACCGGACCTGGGGGGAGCTGGCCGCGTATACCTGGGGACAGGTGCTGGAGGGGGAGATGAAAAAAGCCCCCGCACAGGGCGGGGGCTGATGTTACATCCCGGAGTAGTGGGTGCGGCACTGGATGATCTCCAGCGCGCCGTCCCGGACCCGGTAGACCAGGCGGTCTGTCTCATTGATCCGGCGGGACCACCAGCCCTGGAGGTTCTCTTTCAGGGGCTCCGGCTTCCCGAGACCGCGGAAGGGGTCGCGCTCCGCGTCCCGGATGAGCTGGTTGATCCGCCGCAGGGTCTTCTTGTCCTGGGTCTGCCAGTACAGATAATCCTCCCAGGCGGCGTCATCCCATATTTTCTTCATGTGTCCTCCAGCTCATGGGCCGTGCCGCGGCCCTCGTCCATGCGCCGGGCGGCGGCCAGCAGGCGGGACTGGTTCTCCGGGGAGAAGAAGGGGTCGGCCTTGATCTCGAAGGGGATGCCGTTGTGCCGGACCAGCTGCTTGAGGAAAACGGTGGTGGCTGTGGTCATGTTCATGCCCAGCTCCGTGAGCACGGCGTCGGCCTGCTGCTTGAGGGCGTCGTCGATGCGGATGTTGATGTTTGCCATGATAATCGCCTCCTTGTGTGATAATTGTATCATAATGTGCGCACAACGTCAATATAAATTCTGTAATGCGGAGGGGAATCGTATGACGGAAACGACAAACTACAAACTCAAAAAGCCAGGGGCCAGTGACAATGCCCAGGTGGACGTCCTGAACGGGAACATGGACGTGATAGATCGGGAACTGAAGCTGCGGGCCACGCTGGGCCCGGATGGGAAGGTGCCGGAGGGGCAGCTGCCGGAGATGGACATCTCCAAGGCGCTGGCGGGGGCGGAACTGAAGGACCAGCCGGTGGACAACGACGGGGTGGTGATCACGGACAGCGCGGCGGAGAACGTCCCAAAGCGGGTGCTGTGGAGCCGGATCAAGGCGGCGCTGAAGGGGTATTTTGACCCGCTGTACGCCGCGAAGAGCCACACCCACGCCTGGGGGACGGTCACGGGGAAGCCGGAGACCTTCCCGCCGGCGGCGCACAAGCACAGCGCGGCGGACGTCAGCGCAGGGACACTGGGCGGTCAGGTCCAGGCCAATGCCGGCGCGGCCGCGGCGCTGGGGACGGCCCAGGTGCGGAATATCCGGGCTGGGACGGCGGATCTGACGGCGGGATCCTCCTCCCTGGCAACCGGGGAGATCTATCTGGTCTATGAGTGAGGTGAGCTGACGTGGCGAAAAAAATCTATGTCGGCGTGAACGGCAAGGCCCGGAAGGTCAGGAAGATGTATGTGGGTGTAGGGGGGAGCGCCCACAAGGTCAAAAAGGGATATATCGGCGTGAACGGTGTGGCACGGTTGTTTTTTACGAGTGGGAAACCTCTGTCCCAATACGCAGAAGGGGCCATTATCAAAATCAATGAGGGCGGAAAACCTGCGGAGTTCTATGTGGCTAAGCATAACTATGAAAGTTCTTTGAATGGTAATGGACGGACGCTTGTGGTGCGGAAAGAAGCTGGTGTCAAAAAACAGTTTCACAGCAAGACGTTTGATGTTCAATATAGCGGTAGTGACATAGACAACTGGCTCATCAATGATTATAAGAATAGCTTGGACGCAGGAGTTCAGAGTGTTCTAGGAAGCACAAAGATTAAACGTACGTCAACCGCAGATAGAAATGACATCCTGACCGACTCAAGGCCTGTGTTTTTGCTGTCCCTAAGAGAACGAGGACATACCGACAGTAGTGCAAATAATTACGAGGGATCTCCTCTGCCTAATATCTCACTGTATCAACAAGGATATTACAATGGGGCAAAGGACAGTATCTGGACTAGAACTATTCACCGTATATCTGATCGATATGTTTTTTTCATCAATGAATATGGAAATCCAGAAGACAATTATCCGACCTCATCCCTTGGCGTTTGTCCCGCATTTACATTGCCGGAAACGCTTCTGTTGAACGAACAAACAAATCAAATTATTGGATAAGGAGGAAACTGCATGAACATCAAACTTTCCAACGGCACGACCATGGCTCCCATCTTAATCACTGGGGAGATCCGGTATGTGCAGGGGGCCAACCGGGACACGCTGAATTTCATCTTCCCGGCTGACGCTGGCATGGAGGAGTTGGACGCGGCGTTCACGGAGGACAACTGCGAGACGATCACCGTGTATGATACGGTCCAGAGCTCGGACGCGGCAGCCAGTGGGCGCGGATACATTCACAAGGCGTATACTGTTCGGGCAGGGCTCAAAAAGGAGTCGGTGGAGGTCACTCCGGCCACCGAGAATGCGGATGCTGTCTACGAAGATAGAATTACCGTCTCCATGAGCCAGAGAACCTATACCGAAAACCAGATCGCAAGTCTGACCGAAACTGTGGATATTCTGTGCATGGATGCTCTGATGAAATAAGAAATAAGGATGGAACGGCTATGTTTGAGACTATCAAAAGACTGTATGGAAAGACCGGAAACAAGGAACTGGTGAAGAGTGCCGTTATCAAGGGATGGATTGACAAGGCCCAGTACCGGGAGATCACCGGCGAGGAGGCGGGTTAAGTGGACTGGACGACTCTGGCGGTATCCGGGATGAGCCTGATCGGCACCCTGGCGGGGACCTTCGGCGGTATCCTGGTGGCCAATAAGCTGACCACTTACCGCATCGAGCAGCTGGAGCGGAAGGTCAGCGAACATAACAAGGTGGTGGAGCGCACCTACAAACTGGAGGGGCGCATGACCGAGGCGGAGCACGACATTCGTGACCTGAAGAAGGAGAGGGGGTGAGAGACATGGAACAGCTGTACAAGCGGCTGGGGAACCTGCTGACCATCAAGAGTATGGTGACGCTGATCCTGACGGCGGTGTTCGCCTGGCTGACCTGCTCCGGTGGGGTGAGCGCGGATCAGTTTCTGACCGTGTTCACCGTAGTCATTGCGTTCTATTTTGGGACGCAGACGGAGAAGAATGCCAACAAAACCAGTGTTCATTGACCAAACGACCCTATTTTGACGAATGAAAGGAGAAAACAACATGAACGCCAATTACATCTATGACATTTTCCAGACCTGTGAGGACCTGGACCTGCCCGACCTGACCGTTGCCCTGGCCCGCCACCAGGAGGGCCACCCCATCCCAGAGGGTATGACGGAGCAGGGCATCAACGAGTTCATCGGCGGCCACTACGAGGCCCTGGTGGACGTATTCGCCGGCCACGACCGGGCGGCGTTCGCCGCCGCTGTGGCTGCTGGCATCCAGGAGGACGAGGAGCAGCAGGCCGGCCAGGAGGGCTGAGGCCATGCTGATCTGCATTGATGCGGGGCATTGTTTGAGCACACCCGGCAAGCGGTGCCTCAAATCTATTGACCTCAATGAGACCCGAGAGTGGGTACTTAACAGCCGGGTGGCGAACAAGCTGGAGGCCATCCTGGCGGGGTACAGCTGCCAGACCATGCGGGTGGACGACGTGACCGGGCAGAGGGCCGTGACCCTGTCCCAGCGGGTGGCGGCAGCCAACCGGGCCCGGGCGGATGTGTATCTGTCCATTCACCACAATGCCGGGATCAACGGCGGCTCCGGCGGCGGGATCGTGGCCTATGTGGCCCCCAGCCATCAGAAGCAGAGTGAGGTGGTGCGGGACGCGGTGTACCGTTATACCGTGGTGGCCACTGGGCTGCGGGGCAACCGGGCGCAGCCTCTGGCGGAGCAGAGCCTGTATGTGCTCAACTATACCACCATGCCGGCCACACTGATCGAGCTGGGGTTTATGGACTCCACCACAGACACGCCCATCATCCTGACAGAGCGGTTTGCCGACGAGGCTGCGGCCGGGCTGGCGGCGGCGCTGGTGGAGGTGTATGACCTCCAGCCCAAGGGCGGCGGGCAGGTTCTGATGACTGCGGTGCAGGCGGAGGACCTGACGGTGGAACTGGTGGACAAGCCCAAGGGAGAGTGCGGCGACAACTGCGCCAATGCGGGATATTTCGCCAACTACTCCGAGGCGGGCGAGCCGTTCACGCTGCCCGTGGGGCATCTGGTGGCGGACTACAATGCCTCAGGGAAATGGACGAGGCACTACTGCCAGGAGCGCGGGCGGTTCCAGTGGGACCGGTTCACATTTGACGCTGGCCGGTGGGTCTATGCTAACCCTATGTACGGGAAGGAGATCTCCACCCTGTTGATCTCCGGCGGCAAGGCACGGGTGGAGGAGATCCGGACGGTTCCGGAGGGGACGGACTACGCCGTGTCCGGTATCCCTGTGCTCCGGGACGGGACGGCCTGTACCACCGCCCAGGCCAAGGGGCAGGGCTGGGACACCTCCCCGCTGAGGCCCACCTGGCACACGCTGGTGGGCCTCAAGGGGGACGGCATGGTGTACGTCATGGGCTGGCAGTCCAGGACCGCCAACCTGCTGGACAGCGGCGAGGCCGCCCGGGTGTTCCGGGGGCTGGGCTTTACTGATGTGCTCAAGCTGGACGGCGGCGGGAGTTACTACCAGAGCCGGGACGGGGCGGTCTCCAAGACCGCGGAAAACCGGCGGATCAACAGCGTACTGCGCTGGACGGCGAGAGAGGAGGAGCCGGAGTTGACGGAGGACAGAGTGCGGCAGATCGTGCGGGAGGAGTTGGCCGCTCAGGAGGCGAAGCTGGCCAACGCGCCGGCGGACAGCTGGGCAGTGCCTTACATCCGGCAGGCCGTGGAGGCCGGGATCCTCACCGGCGTGGATGACGGCCAGGGCGGCGTGACCATCGCCAGGCCCAGGGCCCACACCACCAGGCAGGAGCTGGCCACCATGGGCGTGGCCATCCTCAAGGCGGCAAGAGGGTGA